CGTTGCCGTAGACCGCGGCAAATCTGACTTTTCCGTTGGGGAGACTATCAAGCTGCTCTCCGTCTGATTTGCCGCCACTGGCTCCCCCACCGGCTCCTCCGGTACGCCTTGAATGCCAGCCTGCAGAATGATTGTCGCGAAGACGATATTCTCGGCAGGCGGGCGCTTTTCGATGTAGGTTCGCACGAGTTTCGTGGCGGCCGTCGGCTCCAAGCCTCCACCAATCAGTCCCTGCCGGATCACATGGGCGATATCTCCGACGCGGCATTGTTTGGTGAATAGCCGCTCCAGAATGACCCAAGGGCCGGCGTCGCACGCTTCCTGCAACGCTTCCAATTCGCCCCAACCGAGGCGGAAGGTATAAGTACCATCCGCCCAGTCGAGTTCTACTTTCGCATCTCTGCTCATTATGGAGTCGTCGGTGCGGAGGTGCGGACCATCTCGCCGTCGGATTGCAGCGACACATTCAGTGTGGCGCGCTCGCCATTGTTGGCGCCGATTTCGAGGCTCTCAGCGTGCATTTTGCCGGTATAGATATAGGTCGTGGCAGGAAACTCAATTTCCACCTGCACGGGAATGGAGTCGATGCTCTCACCTGCATCCAGCCAATCCTCAACGGATTCTGAAGCTAGCACGCCTTCACCGCTAATGCTCATCGAGAGCGACGCGGCGTCACGTCCAATCCAATCCACCTTGTCAGGATTTTCACAATCCGGAATCGAAACTTCATTAAGGTTCTTGGTTAGCGTAATCGATCGCTGCGTGAAGCCACATGGTGCAGTATAAACGATCGGCGTTGCGTCATTGCCGATCTTGACACGGACCTTGCCGCCTTTGATCGTCGTAGCTTGAGCCATTGCGGCCTCCATACGAAAAAGGCCGCCCTTCGGCAGCCCAATAAACTGGTTTTCGGGGTGGACGGCGTGGAGGCCCTAGGGCTGCTCGATGATCGCCGTGTAACGGATCGACGCATGATTGATTGCGCCATCCTGGATGTAGTCAGTTCGCCAGTAGTCGAACGTCACAAGGGCGTTGGCTGTCAGAACAGGAACCCATCCTCGCGTGGCGAGGCGCACGGCATTCGTAACGTCTCGCATTTGCTTTTTGGCAGGTTCGATCGACCAGACGTCCAGCTGGAAAATGATATCATCGGCAAAGATGCAGTCGGCATCTACCTGCTGAGCGCTCGACGCGCCGATACTGACATAGGGGAAAATTGAGGGCGAAACCTGCCCTTGATCATTCGTTGGCGGGTTATCGTAGCTGCGCTGACCAATCAGTGAGACAAGTACAGGAAAGCTTCGCAAGCGCTGAATAATTGCGCCCTGAAGTTCTAAAACCGGGTCCATTAGCGATCCGCCGCTATCTGTTTAGCTGCCTTGGTGATAGCGCGCGATACTCGCGCCCGAGCGCTACGCCGCTTGGCTCTCCACGAGACGTAAAAGAAGGGCTGTGCCTTTGCCCCGGGATTGAAAGTACCTGGATACATGCCGCCGTTGACGTGCGGTGCGCTCCCCCATTCAACGAGATGTGCATAGCGCACCTTTGAATTGCCGGCGTATATCGTGATTGTCAGTTTGCCGTCATTCGACTTAACGCTGCCAATGCGCTGGCTATATTTTGGGGCTGTGCCCCACGTCCACCCAATGCTTTCCATCAGTTCACCATCATCGACGGGAACCAAGTTTTGCATCATGTTGACGATGTCCTGAGCGCCTTGTTCCATCGCTGCTCTGACAAGTTTTTCAGCGACTTCCGGGAACTTCTTTAACTTGATCTGCAGACGATCCAGACCTTTAATCTTTACCGCCATCACGTTTCCTCGCCTTCAATCGCCAGCATCTCAATGTACTGCCCACGCTCATCCGGATTGACGACGGTCTTGATCCCAAACACGCGGTTTGGCTTGTCCGCAGTCCTCCCAGCCCGTGCGTCGTAAGCCCGCCAAGATGCCGTAATCATGCGGGCCCGCTCGCTGCTGCGAATGGTCAGATTGTACGGCTGCATGGACTGCATTCGCGCGGCCATGATGCTTTCTGCATTGCTGCCGTATCGCGGTTCCAGCCTCCCGGGCACGGTAAACTGGTCAACCCATTCACCGCGTGTTCCACCGAATCCGTCATCCACTTCCTGTCTAACCTGAAACGTCAAACGGCAGTTCAGGCTGCCGGCACCTGCGCGCTTCGCCATGCTTCAGCCTCGTCTTTTGTGGGAGTTGGAAGCCGCTCGGCCTTGCCAGCAGCGACAGCGCGATTAGCGCAAGGCGTGGTCACTAGCCCGACGTACCCTGCCGGATAGCGGATCGTCACAGCGGGAATGGGGATGAAGTCGTACGTGGCTGTGAAGTGGAGCCAGGGCATTATTCTTCCACCAGCAACGTGCGCCACATCCGATATGGAGCAAGTAGCGCCCGAACGTGACGTGGCAGAACGGCGTTGCCTTCGGCCTTCATGTCGGGTTCGCGGTTCTCGTACAGATCAGCTGACACCAACAGGATTGCCGCTGTGATTGGCGGGGTAATAACCATACCATCCGGCAAGGTAGGCGTCGCGCCGGTCTCCACGACCTCACGGTCGACATATTCGACGACGATCGTTTCTGCAGCAGCCAGATAGACTTCCAGCTCAGCATCTTCGTCATCATGAAACACACGAAGGTGTTTCTTCAGTAGCTCCAGGTCAACCAGTGCCATCGCCACCACCCTCCGGCGGCGTTTCAGGCTCGGGTTCTGGCTCGGGAGCCGGTTTTGGATCGACGATTCCCGCCCCGATGTAGCTCGCCACCCGGCGCTTTCGTGTCTTCGTGTCGGCCATCGCCAACCTCCGTAACTTTCTCGACGTAACCAAGCGCCAGAAGCGGTCCGGCTTGCCAGTTCGGCAGATCAGCGACCATGCCTTCGTCCAATCGGCCATAATTGCCGACCAACGTTTTAAGCGCTTTGATTTTCATGGTTTCCTCGTGAAAAGGGGCGCCGAAGCGCCCCATCAACGATTAAGGAGTTACAGGCGGATTGACGTCGCCGGTAACGAATGCCTCTGGACGGTAAACCGCCAGCGCAAGGCGCTCTTCGATACGGATTGTGAACATGTTCTTTTCGAAGTCGTCCACGTTCTCGCTTGAAAGCAGAACTTCGATGCCCATGCGGTCGAAAATCTGCGCACCGAGATTGAACGCACCGGTCAGGAACTTGCCGGCAGAAAGCGCCTGGGTCTGGACGACCGGCAGATTCCACAGCGACGGACCGATCGGCGACTGGGCATTGCCGACGATATAGTTGCCGCCAAGATCCTTGGTCAGCTCGATCTTGGTCCAATCCGTCGGATGAAGAACGAAGCCGCTCGCCGGGTACTCGGCCAGAATGACCTGCAGTATTGCCAGTCGGAGGCGGTCAATTGCGGTTTCGTTCTCCGGAGTAAATGCCGGGGCAAACGCCGATGCCTGTGGGAGAATACCATGCAGGTTCTGACCCGTGCCGTCGCCGTTCAGAAGCTGGCCTTCTTCTACGAACTTGAGGCCATAGGTACCGCGCGCGTTGATGTAGCTCGCAAGGCCAGGAGCGTCGTCGAGGATCTGCCGGCTCGCCTTGAAGATATGGGCCAGCGTGCGAACGGGCGTGGTTTCCATATCGAAGGTCAGGTCAGACTTGGGCTTCTGAGTGCCTTCAGCGACTGGCGCTGCGCTGTTCGTAAAACCGGTTTCCTTGACAAATTCGACGCTTGCGGCCGATGTCTGGCCGGGAGCAATCAGGTCGCGGATCGTCAACTGGCGATTAGGCGGGGCAATGATGCCTGGCACGCGCTGTCCCGGCACGAGTGAAGTTCCCGCCGAACGACCGGCACCGACAGTGGTGTTGCCAGACGTGATGTCTGCGCGCTCCATACCGACACGGATAGAACCGCGCCACGCGCCGGACACGTCGGTCGACTTGAACTTTTCGGATGCTACGACGATATCGCCAACGTCCTGAGGGCCCTGCGCAACGTCCTCGCGTTCACGAGCGGCACGCTTTTCCAGTTCACTGATACGGGTCGTGGTGTCGCCGAGTTCAGACAGCGCCTTGTCGACCTTGCCGGTCAGTTCGGTGGAAACAGTTCCGTGCTGCTGGAGCTGTGTGGTGAAATCGGTCGCGAGATTGCCGACCTTTTCCTTGATCGAAGCCAAAGACTGGCCAAGCTCGCCAATCTTCTCGGCAAGAGAAACTTCGGACATATGTCCTCCTGATACTAAATGGTGAAAGTGCGTGTTTCGGCCAAAAGCCGTTCGAGGGCCGCCGAAACAGCGGCGTTTTCCGCATCAGCATCAGGTTCCCCCTGATGTTCCTTGAAGTAGAGCGATGCGGCTCGCTCCGCCTCCGAGTTCGACAAGCCGATCAGTCCCCTGATCCCGTTCTCGAATTCGCGTTTTGTGATTTCTTCGCCGGAGGCCATCTTGCTGGCCAACAATTGCGCGGCTTCTGCCTTTGCGGCGTTGGACGCTTTTACGCGGCGTACGTATTCCGGCTCGGTGTTCGCGCCCAATCGAGCCAAGGTCTCGTCGAGCGTGGCAATACGGTCAGCCATGCCCCGGTCGATCAGCGCCTCAGAGTAAAACACCCTGCCCTGACCAAAACCGTCTTCGACTTTGGATTTCGTGACGCCGCGCCCATCGGCAACGCTTTGCAAAAACCGACCGTAGGAGCGGTTTACGCTGTCCTGAATGTAGGCCAGCGCGTCCTTGCCGAGCGGTTCGGTCTCGTTGCCTTCGACCTTGTGCTTGCCCGCCGAAATGTAGGTTCGCTTGACGCCAGCCTTTTCCAACGCGGCAGAGATATCGTCGTGCGCCGTATAGACACCGATCGACCCCGCACGCCCTGATGGCGTAACGACGATTTCGTCGGCAGACGACGCGATCCAGTAGGCAGCGCTCGCAGCGAGCGAGTTGACCTGCGCTATGATCGGCTTTTCACCGCCGCGCAGTTTGCGAATTTCCGTTGCGAGTTCGTCCGTGCCCGGTACCGAGCCGCCAGGACTATCAATATCAAGAACAACGGCCTTCACATCCTCGTTGGACAACGCCTTATGCAACTGGCGCTTTATGCCGGCATAGGACGTGCCACCACTCATCGCCGAGAACAGGTCCATTCGGTCGGCCAATACGCCATAAACCGGGATCACTGCGACCTTGCCGTCAATTTCAGCGATTTCCTTCGCGCGAGCGTCAGAAACGGCCGCTGCAAATTCAGGTGTGACGAGCTTGTCGCCCGCCACACGTGCCGCAAGAACATCAGCCAAAACGGCCAGTTTTTCGCGCTGAATCGCCCACGGTTCGGCCTCGAAGGCCGTCAAAATGTGTTCGAATTTCATGAATTTCCCTTATCCAGCGCTTGGCTGTGCATCATCCAGCGGAGGGCCGCCGTTGTGTCCGACCATGGACAGAGGCTGCATGGTGCCGTTGACGATCAGCTCGTCGCCACCATCCATCTTGGGCTTGTTTTCGTAAGCTCTGGCTTCATTCGGCGTGTAAATGCCGTTCTGAACCATCTTCTGCAGGAACTCGGCCCTCGCCTGGCTATCGCCGCGCAGCAGGCCTTCCATATTGAACTTCACGACGGTCATTTTGCGGGTCTTTGCATCAAGCAAGTCGCGGTAGATTGCCGATTCAATGCTTCTCAGCATGGGCGTGAGGCAGGTCTTGGTGAACTGCAGGATCAATTGCTCGATCCCGCTGCCCCAAGTCGTCGTGCCGTTCGCGGCATGTCCGATCATGACAGGCGGAACCCCGAAGATGCGGCAGATCTGCTCGACGCTGTACTGCCGCGTCTCAAGCATCTGCGCATCTTTTGGATTGATGGTGATCTGCGACGGGGTGAGCCCCGCCTCCAGCACCGCGATCCCGCCTGCCTTGTCGGCACCGGCAAATGCCTGCAACGATTCCGCAATCTGCTTGCGCTGATCAGCTTTCAGAACCTGATCCGACGACAAGACGACCGAAGCCATCATGCCGTTCTTAAACATACGACCGGACGTTTTCTCGCCGGCCATCGCATTGCCGATCACGTTGCGCTGCGCGGCAATCGGTGAAAGGCCGCGGTCGCAGCCGGGCATGACCAATCCGCGGACATGAAGCATATCTTCTTCGCGAATTTTACGGACGCCGCCCTTCTTGCCGTTTTTGTACTGCTCGGTGACTTCGTAGTAGCGGTTGTTCCGGTCATCGCGCTTTACATCGACGCAAAGCGGATTGAACGGGTTCAGTGCTACCAGCCGGTCACCATTTTTCTTCTTTTCGGCGAAAAAATTGCCATCAAGACATAGGCAAAGGGCAGCCATTCCCCAGAAGTCGCATGCACTGTCGTCCAGGTTCGGCAAGTCGTGCAGCAGTTCGTACAGCGGATTCTCGCGGTCGACATCAACACCATCGCCCTTGTAGACATTGCAGGGCAGCGTTTTCACGGCATTCGAAATCAGGTTCACACACGCCCAGACAGCATCAAGCTGCATGGCGTGTTCATAAGTGACCGTCTCGCCGCTTGTCGTCGACATTCCAAAGAATGCGCGCCATGGGCCGGATAGAAGCCCGAAAGGCTTCCCCACCCAAGTCAAAAGGCCCATGGGCACTCCTACCAGGTTATGGTGATCATGTTGTTGACGAAGTCGTCGATGTCGGCTAGTTCAATCGGCGTATCCATCGCCACACCAACCGCCATTGCCAGAGCGACAGCAGCGTCGATGCGCACCGATGCCTTCGTCTTGACAAACCACCGATTGTCTTGCGGGTCATGATCGAAGGTGGCGCCCATCAGGGCGGTCATAAGGACGGGACTGCGCCGCATACGAATGCGACCATCGATAATCATGTCCTCGAGCGCCAGAACCGAGCCCGGCATCCACAAGCCTTGTGGCGGTGGCAGGTTTGCAGCTTTCGCCGCTTCTATCTTTGCAGGCTCAGGCCGAGCCCGAACCTTACCGCCCTGCGGGTGTGCGACATGTTCAATGTCCAACCCAAGCGCTTCGACTTCCTCGCGGAACTTGTCGTAGGCGTAACGGTCATAGGCGATAGCCTTGATATCGAAGGCTTGATCAAGTTGCTGCACCCGCGAGGCCACGAAGTCATATCGAATTCGCTTGCCCGGCGGAGCATTCAGCCAGCCTTGTTTCACCCAAAGAGCATAGGGTGCCTTGTCAGCCTGCTCTCGCGCTTCCAGCGTATCAGCTGGAGTCCAAGCCTCAACCCACGCATCAAACGTCGGCAGATTGACGGTAGATCCGTCCTCGCGGTCCATTTCCTTGAAACCGGTCGGCACAACGCATGCAAGAACAGTCATGTCCTTGCTTCCGGACAGGTCGACGCCCATGAAAACCGGCTTGTCTGCGTGTTCGACTTCAGGATCGAAATCGTCCATTACGCTTTCGACGGTCTCGCGTGGCATCCAAGCCTTGTCGGCATCGGTCCAGCAGCAGAAGTGAAGTCGAAGAATGCCGTTCAGTTTGCCCGGCATTTGCTTTGCCTGAGCAACAACGCCGGCCAGATATTCCTGCGTCAGGATAACGCCCAGAAGAGGGTTAGCCTTCTTCCAGCAGGTTTCATCCTTGAGCGGATCGTCGCCCTTGTCCAGCGCGCAGACGTAGGAAAACGTCGTGTCATCGATCATCTCGCCGACATAGGCAAAGTCTTCGTCTGGTGTTTGCGTACCAGCGGCTACCTTGACGGCGTGTTCGTGCTCTTCCCAGCAAATGCTGTTTCGGTCGCTGCCCGAGTTCGTAATCATCAAAAGCAGAGGCTGACGACGAAACTTGAAGCCGCGCTCAAGCATTTCCATCGTCGAGCGATCTGGATGTTCGTGCACCTCGTCGCAAAGGGCGAAGTGCGGACGCGGACCCGAGCCGGACTTACCGGAATCCTTCGAGATCGGGCGAAAGAACGATTGCGATTTGTGATGCGCGATATTGAACTCGCGCCCGATGCCACCGCTGAACTTCAGCCGTTCGACCAGCGCAGGAGCAGCGCGGACCATTTTGACGGCGTCCTGAAAAAGAATGCCAGCCTGTTCTTTCTTAGCGGCAGCGGCATAAATCTGGGCGCCAGCTTCCTTATCTGCAATCAGACCGTACAGACCGACACCGCCAGCAAACGGCGACTTGCCGTTGCCCTTGCCTTCCTCGATGTAGGCGCGGCGAAAGCGGCGCGATCCGTCGGCACGTTTCCAGCCGAACAGCGAACCAAGCTTGAAAGCCTGCGAGGCATGCAGCTTGAAAGGCTTGCCTTCGAACTGGCCTTCGGAGAGCTTAAGCCGCCCTTCAAAGAATCGAAACACACGGTCGGCAGCATCGTCGTCCCAGTACAGCCCGCGCTCATGT